TACAAAAAGTAAAACCTGTTATGGAAAAACATACAGGATTAAAATTATCTGAAACATATTCTTATGCAAGAATATATAAACAAGGTGATATTTTAGCTAGACACAAAGATAGATATTCTTGTGAAATATCTACAACTTTAAATTTAGGTGGTGATGATTGGCCAATATATTTAGATCCTACAGGTAAACAAGGACAAGCTGGTATAAAAATAAATTTAAATCCAGGTGATATGTTAATATATTCTGGCTGCGATTTAGAACATTGGCGAGAGGAGTTTATGGGTAAAAATTGTGGGCAAGTATTTTTGCATTATAATAAAGCTGGATCTAAAATGGCTAAAGAAAACCTATACGATAAAAGACCATTTTTAGGGTTGCCTGCGTGGTATAAAGGCTTTAAATTACCTAAATAATATTGTATATAATAATTTGGCGGGAGACACCACCACAACCATCTCTCGCCTAATTATTAAAGGTTTTGTATGTTACAAAAAGTAAAATTTGCACCAGGATTTAATAAACAAGTTACATCAACAGGAGGTGAAAGCCAATGGGTTAATGGTGATAACGTTCGTTTTAGATATGGCACACCTGAAAAAATAGGTGGTTGGTCACAATTAGGATCTGTTCAGATAACAGGTAGAGCAACAGCCATTCATCACTTTGTAAATACATCAGGTATCAAGTATGCTATCTTAGGAACTAATAGAATTTTATACGCATACTCTGGTGGTATATTTTATGACATACATCCTATCAAAGCTACAACTACTTTAACAAATGCATTTAGCACAACTAATGGATCAAAAACTGTAACTTTAACTTTTTCTTCAGATCACAATATAAATAAATTTGATATAATATTATTAGATAATTTTACTTCGATAACTAATTCTGATTTTGTATCTGGTAATTTTGATGATAAAAAATTTATGGTAACTTCAATACCAACAAGTACAACTCTTACAATAGAAATGGAATCTAACGAGTCTGGATCTGGTGCAACAACATCAGGTGGTATTAGAGTTCAACATTACTATCCCGTTGGACCAGCTGTTGAGGTTGCATCTACAGGTTGGTCTCTTGGATCATGGGGCGGACAACAAGCAGGTCAGTTTACATCTACATTATCATCAGCAATAAATGCTAGTGTTACAAGTTTAACAATGGCCAGCTCATCTTCATTTCCATCATCAGGTACGGTGTTAATTGGAACAGAGCTAATTACTTATACAGCTAATAATAATAGCGGAACATTATCTGGTTTAACTAGAGGTGCTTCAGGTACAACAGCAGCATCACATTCATCAGGTGCAACAGTAACAGATGCATCAAACTTTTTTGCATGGAACGCTGCAGCATCTGGAGATATTGTAACTGCACCTGGACTTTGGTCTTTAGATAATCTAGGTAATAAACTTATTGCAACTATTAATGGTGGAGAAAGTTTTGAATGGGACTCTAATCCTACGGGAGCGAACAATACAAGAGCAACTATTATAACAGGTGCACCAACAGCTTCTGCATTTAGTTTAGTATCTACACCAGATCGACACTTAATATTTTTTGGTACAGAAACAACNATTGGAACTAAATCAACACAAGATCCAATGTTTATAAGATTCTCTTCTCAAGAGGATATAAACACATATACACCAACGGCGACTAACACTGCTGGTACACAAAGACTTGCAGATGGATCTAAACTTGTTGGAGCGATTAGAGGTCGTGACGCTATTTACATATGGACTGATACTGCATTGTTTATTATGCGTTTTGTTGGTCCACCATTTACATTCTCATTTCAACAAGTAGGTACAAACTGTGGATTGATTGGACAGAACGCAGCCGTTGAAGTTGATGGTACAGCTTATTGGATGTCAGAAAACGGTTTCTTTAGATATGCTGGTAAACTAGAATCATTACCATGTTTAGTAGAGGACCATGTTTTTGATGATATTAATACAATACCAAAACAACATATTAATGCTGGATTAAATAATTTGTTTGGTGAAGTAATTTGGTTTTATCCAAACTCAGGTTCAGGTGTTGTAAATAGAATGGTTGCATACAATTATCTAGACTCNAGCAACGAGCGACCAGTATGGACTACAGGCACACTAGCAAGAACAGCATGGGAGGATTCTGCAATATTTGGTAAACCACATGCAACAGAATATGATTCAAGTGCAGAGACAGCTGATACAGATGTTAATTATGTGCACGGTAATACAGATGGTGCATCGACATATTATGAACATGAAACTGGTTTAAATCAAGTTAAATTAGGTCAAACAACTGCTATCACAGCAAATATAGAGTCTGGTAGTTTTGATATTGGTCAACAAGGTTTACAAGGTGATGGTGAGTTTATGATGAAAATAAGAAGAGTCATACCAGATTTTTTATCACAAACAGGTGATGCAAGAGTAACATTAAATTTAAAAGATTTTCCAAATCAAACAAAAGCTAGTTCTTCTTTAGGTCCATTTACAATTAATAGTAACTCAACTAAAATAGACACACGTGCTAGAGCCAGAGAAATATCATTAAAAATAGAAAACACTAGCACTGGTCAGTTTTGGAAATTAGGAACATTTAGAATAGACTATCAACCAGACGGGAGAAGATAATGCCATTAAATGAAAAAGGTAAAAAGATAATGAAATCTATGAAAAAACAATATGGTAAAAAACGTGGTGAACAAGTTTTTTATGCATCATTAAATAAAAAAAGAATTAAGGGAGTTAAAAAACGTGGCTAGAATAATACAAGCGTTAACACAACCAGATGAAGAATATAATCAACAAACTCAACAATCGTTTGTTAGAGATGTAGATAGTATCGTGCAAAAATTAAATACTACCTATCAACAAGATTTAAAAGACGAGTCAGAGGCGGAGGCTTTTTTCTTTGGCTAATACATTTGTAAATAAAAAAGTAGACTTAACAACTACATCAGCTACGACACTATATACAGTGCCGACCGCAACAACTGCTATTATAAAATCTATATTAGTATCAGAGGACTCTGGTAATGCAGATACTATAACGGTTACTATTACAGATACTAGTGATAATGTATTTAGTTTATTTAAGACAAAATCCATATCTGCCAATGGCACAACAGAATTACTATCAGCACCTTTAGTATTAGAGGAGAGTGAGATACTAAAAGTGACTGCAGCAACAGCAAATAGACTACATGTGGTCCTTTCGGCCCTACAATCTAAGCCGAGAGAGGTTACAACATAGTCTTGATTTACTCGTAAAAAACGAGTAATAGTATAAATTCAGGTGTAAACCCTGCCTTTTTAATATAACTAAAATTTAATAAATATGATTAATAGATCAAAAATGCCAAGACAATTACGTAATAAAGGTGGAATTACAAGTGTAGTTCCAAGAGAAAATTATGGCCTTGGTAGTAAATTAAAAGATAGAATTAGAAAACTTATACCAAATGAACTTGCAAGTGTAGCAAGTAAAGCTGCACCTATAGTTGCACCATTTAATCCTGCTGTAGCTGGGTTGATGAGAGGTATAGGTAGATTTGATCAGAGGGGTAGTATTAGTGATGCACTAAAACAAGGTATTGGAACTTTTGGTTTAGGTGTTGGTGCTAGATTTTTAGGTGGTCAAAGAGGAGTGGAAAATTTAACAGGTGGTTTTACTAGAGATAGTTTTACTAATCCAATAAGTCAAGATAGTCGATTAAGAACTTTATTTGCAGAGAAAGATACTGTTTTAACTGATGAACAAATGAAAAAAGAATTATTAAAAAAAGAAAGAGGTAAAGGTATATTACCAGAAAATTTTTTAAAAGCCACTACAGGTAAAATTCCAGGAGTTAGAGCATTGCCACCCATAGTACAAGAACAGCTACTAGCAGCAACTGTTACTTCAGGTGCTTCTTTGTTAGCAAGTTATTTTCAAGGAGACTTTAGAGAACAAGAACCTGGTGAAACTATGGAAGAGTATTTAGCTGCAAGAAAAGAATATGTAGGAACAAACATGAGAACCTACATGGATAATTATTTTGCAAATGACCCAGAGTATTCTAAACTAGATGATGCAGGCAGAGATGCATTTGTAGCTAGATATAATCTTAACAAAGGTGGTATGCCAACAGGTATTATGAGAACAAATAAAGCTGGAGTCAAGGAAAGAGATTACAGAGAAACAGGTGGATTTGTGCCTGTAGGAATAAAAGAAAAAGCAGACGATGTGCCTGCCATGTTATCAAAAAATGAGTTTGTTATGACAGCAGATGCTGTAAGAGGAGCTGGTGGTGGTAGCATTGAAAAAGGAGCACAA